TTATCCTGATGAGTGGGAATTACGGTCGGGCGACAGGGTAACAGCCGCCATCACACAGATACCACTACGTCTAGCTTACGCAATCACCGTACATAAGAGTCAAGGCATGACGCTTGACGCGGCCGAGATAGATCTGAGAAAAGCGTTTGTTGAGGGTATGGGCTATGTGGCCTTGAGCCGGGTTAAAAACCTTGATAATCTGTATCTCATAGGGATAAACCAGAGGGCATTAAAGGTATCAAAAAAAGCTCAGCAAATTGATGCGGAGCTTCGTAATAGATCAAAACTTTTGGCATAAAAAAGAACCCCCGAGGGATTTTAGGGGTTCATAAAACCTAATGGTTTTTGAGAAGAAAGGAGTTGTAGAGAAAACTCTACACTAACAAATATATCATACATTTGGTGTTTTGTCAAGGGGTTAATTTGATGATTTGTAAATTCTACAACACATTTTTGGTTAAAGGTATTGACTTTTAATAAGATCTGTGCTAAGATGAAATAAGAAAGGTAGCAATGGGTGCAATAATATTACTAATAATTGTAGGCATCATATACGCAATAACGTTTAAAATGACAAGGGAGTTGTAATGAGTGAACCAAAAACGCTTACATACCATAGCAAGCTGGTTGGTGTTACATTCGAGGGGCGACAAGATGTAATCAAATCTCTTCGCGGTAAAGAGCCGCTGCGAGCTCGCCGTGAGAAAGACAATAAATACGACCCACGGGCGGTTGCTGTTGATGTCTACAAAGACGACGAGTGGATTCCTATTGGCTACATCGCTAAGGATAAAAATAAAGACATTAGCGAGACCCTGGACGCCGGCAACACAGTGTATATTTCGATCGGAGATATCACAGGTGGTGGGGATAAGGCATACGGAGTGAACATTTCGCTTGAGTATAAGTTAACAGAGGAAGAGGCTCCAGAAGCTCGTGAGAGCGTCCCTAGCAAGGCTGAAACCCTCAAGGTGCTTAATTACCTCACTAAGGCTATTGAGGGGGCTCAGAACGGCTCTAAACACGCCACAGAGGCATATACGTCGCCATTGACTGGTGAAACTATTGAGCTTGAAGTTGTGAATGGTCATAAAGAACTCAAGGGCTTTATGAGCGGAAGCAAATTCCCTGAGCAATTTTACCAGCCATTTGATCGTGAGGGGATCCTCGCTGCTATGGCTGAAAAGTACAATGTTGATGCTGATGCTATTAAGGCAATGTGGAATCTAAACAATGAAGCCTCTACTGGCTATGGCACAGCAATTCATGCAGCTCTTGAGAACTATGACCGAAACTTTAAACTTGGTGACAAGACAAAGTTTGTTAAAGAGTTTAAAACAAAGCCGACAGAGTATGGTCCTAACCGAGCGTTGAGTAAGAATCCATTCATCAAAAAGATTGTTGAGGATTTCCAGGATAAGTTCGGCGGAGACTATGAGAGGTTGTCTGAAGTATTTATTTGGGACACAGGACTGAAGTTTTGTGGCTCCATCGACCGAGTAAGGATTGTTGATGCAAAAAAGAAGATTGTACATGTGCAAGATTTTAAGACTGATGGTAATATTCATGAAAAGAAATACCAACTGGCCGACAGTCCGTTTAAGGACAAAATCGGCAATGAGTTGCTTGATTATCACTGGTTGCAATTAAGTTTCTATGCATTCTTACTCGAGATTAAGGGCTATACCGTGGAGGGGCTAGATATTTACTGGCTCAACCCCGAGAAACTCTGTCGCGGTGAGAACGCCTGGGAAGAGTTTAGTAGCAAGCCAATTGACATTCGGGAGGTAATCATCAATGGATAACATTGAATATGAAGACCCAGAAAAAGTAATCGCAATTTTAAAAGGAGAAGAAGGTGCGACTGATAAGTAAATTTAAAAAGCAAACCAAGGAAAGCTTCAAGGGTGTAGCCAGCGATATTATGCAGCTTGCTGTAATGCAAGATGAGATTATCGAGAGGTATAACGGCCTAGCTGATGACTACGCACGTCTGAAGCGACACATCTCAAACAACGGGCTGTGGGGTGCAGTTAAGAAACTACGTGCCGAGTTCGAAGAGCTACGTGGCCACACAGCTGTGATGATTACAGAGCATGACCGACAGCTCCGTGAGCTTGAAACTAACGGTGTTGCAACGGCAATCAACCGACTGAACGAAGAAGTGTTCGGTAAAAGCAAGAAGACCGGCAGCGGACTTGAGCGAGCGATTCTGTCTATGAACGGTATCTCACCACGTGAGGAAGCAACCCTTGCAGCCAAGGTAGACGCTATCATTGAGCATCTTGGTATCGAAGTTAATGTCGAACCTGAAAAGGTTGTTAAGACACCAGCTAAGATTGTTGCTAAGAAAGTTAAGAAAACTACTAAGAAAGGACGTAAATAATGCCACAAATTTGGAAAGTATCAAAAGCGTTTCAGTCAACTAACCGCGAAACAGGGGAGCCTGATGTTGTCAAAACTAAGGGCGGAGACATGCATAAATTTATGGTGCAGGTCGAGAATCAGCCTGTTGACGGGTGGTTGCAGCTTCTAAAGAAGATTGGCAACAAGGTTGAAAAGGGTGATGAGCTTTACGGTGATATTGTCGAGAACAACTATGGTAAACCACAATATGTTCGTGCAGACCGACCACAGGAAATGCGAACCGGCAGCAGTCAAGCAAAAGCACAGTCATCAGGAGAACTAGAGGCTAAGGTTGATTACCTTATTTCTCTAGTTGAGAATTTTCTCGACGCTCAGGGTGGCAAAAAACCAGCAGGAGCTACTAACAGCTCTAAGGCTGGTGACGATGCCCCAGCAGACTTGACTAGCCTTGACTTTTAGGAGGTCGGTGATATGGAAGAGCTGCTACAAAAAATACAATACATCAATGAAAAGTTCTCAGATGCAGAATGGCTGAAGTCTCAAAACGGAAACGTCCTGAGTTACACGGCAATGAAACTGGCAGCGATGAAAGGCTACCTTATTGATGTTAAGGCAAATGCGCAGATGGACATGCTCAAGGCAGAGACCAATATGGAGACTGAAAAGGGCAAGGCATATCTGAAGATGAAAGAGGAGCATGGCACCACTGCAGCTATTGACGCAAAGAATACCGTGGAAGAATATATAGCTGCTAAGAATGAGTATGCAGAAAAGCGGGTGAACTATGAGAGGTTGAGGGGTGTTGTTGCAGACACCCACGACCTCATTGAGGCGATCCGTAGTCGAGTTATTGACCTACAGGGTGCTCGTAAAGATGAGGGAATTCGATAGTGGGGTTTCAGGATATGGTGGAGGTTGTTCATAGGGCAGCCTCCTCCAAGGGCGGAAAGATCAGAGGCAGGAAAGGATTAGCGGCCATGTCGCCTGAAAAGCGACGTGAGATACAGTCCAAGGGGGGTAAAGCTAGACATGGAGATAATGATAGAAAAGCGACCAAGCAGGCGCAAGGTAGTGGACGTAGAGGTCCATCAGTCCTGGAAACAATACTTGGAGGTGTAGATGATAGCGATATACTCGATAAAACTTGATGAAAGAACTTTATATGTTGGGCAGGCTTCGAACTTCGTAAATAGAAAACGCCATCACTTAACAATGCTACGTAGAGGTAGCCATGCTAATGTGCACTTACAAAGAATATGGGACAAATATGGTAACTTTGTTTTTGACATCGTAGAGCTGGTGCCTAAGAGGGAAGACCTTTCTAAGAGAGAACGCTTCTGGATTAAAGAACTAAACCCAGAATGCAATATGGTAACCGTTAGCGATTCTGATAGTTGGATTTTTCCCAAGAAAGAAACGCAGCAATATCAAGAGCATTACTGGGTAAGAGCAAAACCAATGAACATAGAATCAATATATCTAAATCTAAGCTAGGTAGCCTAAACCCTATGTTCGGCGTGAAGCCGCCCAACCAAAAGATTATTGAGTTTAACGGAATTAGTATGAACATTTCTGAATGGGCTAGGAAAATAGGCATTAGTAGAAAATCACTAGAAGGAAGGATAAAAAGGGGATGGACAATAGAAAAAGCTCTGACCACACCAAAAGTCTTGAGATAGTCATTCCTGGACAAGTGGTGTCTCAAAAAAACAATAAACAAATTATCCCATCGAAGCCTCCGCGATTGGTGGACAACGCTATTGTTAAGAAATGGCGAAAAGAGACCTCTGAGTATTTAAGTGACACCTACAAGGACAACCTTAGGGGAAAACAAGTGGTCGCAATCTATACCTTTTATTTGAAAGATCGTGTCAGGAGGGACATTGATAACATGATTAGCTCGTGTAATGATGCTCTTGTTGAATCTGGTATATTATCAGATGACAATTGGAAAGTGTTGCGTATAGGTGGAGCAGAGGCGACCGTAGATAAAGATAACCCTCGGGCTGAGATCGTATTAGTTGAGGATGAATGGGATGTTTGATTATGAAAGATACAAAACAAGCGAGGGAGCATGGCTCGCGTTCAGGAAAAGGTGGCTCAGAGACAACCCGCCACTGGATAATGGCTATTATATGTGCGGGATTTGTGGTGATTGGGTTAGAGCGAGTGAAGTCACACTTGACCACATTGAGCCTAGAACGGCAGAGAACATCTATTCGGCTAGTAATATTCAACCAGCCCATGGATCTTGCAATTATCACAAAGGATCGCGAAGGATTCGGCCAAAAGTAGACAAAGATACTTACAAGTTCTTAAGCTTTTTAAGCGATATATAGGAGTGTTATGAAAAAGAAATTACCGTTCGTTAAATGGTTTATCAAGAAAAACAACGTTGAACATTGGAATAGGATCCGCATTGCTAAGGCGACAAACAGGGGTGATAAGGCATTCCTTGGCAAGAATGTAAATTCTACAACATAAAATTCAGGAAAAACTATTGACTTTTTGAACAAGGTGTGCTAGTATTAAATAGTAGGGGGAAATATTATGAGTAAAATTAAATCACTGGTTCCACAATCGGTTAATGAATTTGACGAAATTGACTTCGGAGAACAAGCTAGGGCCTAGCGAGGCCAGATGGATATAAAGGCTTGGGAAGTCTATCCCACTTTATATTAGTTAACGAAAGGCACATTATTAGTACCAAATTAAATTGGCTACGCAGCCGCTCACTATACATCGTGGTTGCTATCCTAATCACACTGAACATCATTATGCTTACAAAGCATACAGAGACTACTAACACATTGTCTAATGTACAGGCTCAGGTGGTTGAAGAAAAACAGGCCCGTCAGACCGTTTATAAGCGTCTGTCAGAGCTTAAAACTGAAAAGATAGCTACTGATACATCTCTACGGGAAGAACGCCTGAAAACGGCCGAGAAAGAAAAAGAGATAGAATCTTTAAAAGAGAACTTGCAAGCTAAGAAAGAGCGAGAGGCTGAACAAGCCAGACTAGCTTCAGCACAGAGGGCACCGGTGCAAGAAACAGTGGCGCAGAATAAGCCAGCACCTGCCGTACAAGTAACTGGAGACAAACACTCTTGGCTTGCAGCAAGCGGAATACCGGAAGCTCATTGGGGACACGTAGACGCTATTGTAACCCGTGAGTCAGGTTGGAATCCAAACGCAGTAAATGCCTCCTCTGGAGCATGTGGACTAGGCCAACAACTACCTTGTGGTAAATGGGCTGGCGCATGGAATGACCCAGTAGCAGCATTGAGAGCAATGAATGGCTATGTGAACGGACGCTATGGTGGCTGGCCACAGGCTGTCGCATTCTGGAACTCTAACGGCTGGTATTGACAATATGGGGACCCCTATCGGATAAGACGTGGGGATAAAGGCTAGCGAACAACCCTTTGTGGTGTCCCGCTGCAGCCCAGTGTGAGGGGGTAATCTCACACCTTTATTTATTACCTCGTACCTGTAGCAAACGAGCAAGCAGGTGCTGTACAGCGAGGTCGGCCCGACGGGGCTTTAAGGCGGATGGTAGGTGTGGTCATCTTATCGGTCTCATAAGCCGATCAATCAAGTTCGATTCTTGGGTCCGCAACCAAATGAAAATTCGGGACGGACAAGGCTTTGGCCAGGTATTCCAGCGTAAGGGTAGTGAAAACCCTCTTTAGATGGTGAAACCTGGATGGGTAGCGAGTGGTCCCCCCTCCTTTCTGGGGCATAAACGGTCAGACCGGGTGTTAAATCCTGCATTAGGCAGCGCCCGGCACGAGGGTTCGAATCCCTCATGCTCCATCAAATAAGCACATAATAGTATTGCACCGACTAAACAGGCGCAGCATAACCTGGACTCTCTGACCAAGAGTAGGGAAATTGACGACCAGGGTGGTGGCCCCCAAGCGAGTAGAAAATGTCGATTATTGGTCACGACTATACTCGTAAAACATTGTGTGCTTAGAGGTTTATGTGTGGGATAAATTGGCGCAGCGACCCCGAAAAATGTCTGCGCCTCCATAACAGGGTAAGGTGTTACGGTAGCACATGTGGTCTGGAACCATGAAGCCCAGGTTCAACTCCTGGTACCCTGACCAAAATTAAGAGAAGAAGATGGGGAGATGGACGATTACGAATATGAATTATTGAACATGTCTCAGGAAGAAATGGAGCAGATAGCTAATGGAGATGGTTCCGAAGATATTGATTTATGATCTGGAAGTTAGCCCAACATTGGGCTGGACATATGGTCTCTACAAAACAAATGTTATTAAGGTAGAGCAAAACCCTAGTATTATGAGTATTAGCTGGAGGTGGTACGGCGAAGATGTTACACATCACGAAAGCCTAGCTACCATTCCTCGAAAGGGACGAACTAGTGCAAATCTTGCTCTTGTTAAGCTTATACATGGACTGTTTGATGAAGCTGATATTGTTGTTGCACATAACGCCAATAGGTTTGATAACAAGGTTGCAACCGCAAGCTTTCTGAGGTACAATCTAGCACCGCCATCACCATATAAGACGGTTGATACTCTGGCTGTGGCACGAAGTGTTGCGCGGTTTAATAGTAATAGCCTTGATAGCCTCGGTAAGTTATTTGAAGTTGGTTCTAAGACTGAGGTCACCCATGGAGATTTATGGTATGACTGCTTGACAGGAAACAAAAAGGCCTGGGAGCAGCTCAGAGAGTACAACAATCAGGATGTTGACTTGCTGTACTCTATTTACGAAAGGCTACGACCATACATAAAGAATCACCCTAACATCGGTGACCTAGCACAAATCGACGGCGTATGCCCTAAGTGTGGCAGTAACAATCTTGAGCGACGTGGTTTCAACATGAGACGCAATGGTAAAGTTCAGCGCTTTCAGTGTAAGTCGTGTGGCGGATGGACAAATGAAGCTAAGCTTAATAAAAAAGGCAGACTAGTTAACGCATAATAATATAGAAAGGAGTGCAGCGATGAGTGAATACGCATCGGGTATCAATAATTGGCCGGACAATCAGCCGGCATTACCAGACATGGAGCTGGTTAATATTATTAGGAATATGCCCCCAGAGGAGCGCATGGAGAACAAGCGACGATGGCTCAGTGAAATATCTGACCGAGAAATACTCTGCCGGATGGTTGATGATGCAAATAAGGCTGATGGGCTAGACCTAGAACTAGATTAAATGGTGGTATATGAGCAAGATAACACTACAATACAAGTTCCCCAGCCGACGAGTAGAGGTCGATGCTATAAAGCGAATGCCTCCAGATCGTGTACAGAAGCTTCGAGATGAAGCAGTTGCTAGGCTTGAGCAGTTGGTGGCGTCTTGCGATGATTACTTTGAAAACTTGGTTGAGTCTCACTGCTATATATGCGACAAGTACGGGTACGCCTATTTTGATCTCCCCGATAAATGGGGCTGGCTGAGCGATGGAACGTTGATATGTGATGAGTGTCAGCGAAGATGGGAAGAACGCTTCAATGAGGCGCCAAAAGTTAATAGAGATAGCGAGGGATAAATGAAAACATCAGCGTTTCCTAAAATTCTACACATAGGAAATAAACAAATATCAGACCTGTTCGAAGGTGTTGTTGAAATCACCGAGAAGGTGGATGGTAGCCAGCTAGGATTCGGAAAGGTGAACGGCGAGTTGTTCGTTCGTTCGAAGGGAAAAGAACAAGACCTCGACAATCCTGATATGATGTTTGAGAAAGCGGTTGAATACATTAAGTCAATCGAAGATAGACTACCAGATAACATGACATTCTATGGTGAGTATCTTAACAAGCCTAAGCACAATACACTAGCGTATGACCGAACACCAAAGAATGGTATCGCACTATTCGGAGTCTACGATTCAATTACACGTGAACACTTTGGAATGGATGTAATTTCAGACTGGGCAGCAAAGCTCGACGTTGAAACAGTGCCTCTACTATTTAAGGGCGAAACCAATGCTCAGGCGGTGCTGGACATGGTTGACAAAACAGACAGTTTCCTTGGTGGTCAAAAGATTGAGGGCGTTGTGGTTAAGCGCTATACACCGTGGATGTTTATGGGTAATATACCGTTAACGGTTATGAGCGGTAAGTACGTCTCAGAGAAATTCAAAGAGGTTCACGCCAGAGACTGGGAAAAAGAACACACCGGCAAGGGCAAACTTGAGGTTGCTATCAGCCAATACAAGTCAGAGGCCCGATGGAATAAGGCTATTCAGCACCTAAGGGAGGATGGCGAGCTAACTGGTTCACCGTCAGACATTGGTCGCCTTATTAAAGAGGTACGGTTTGATATAACACTAGAGGAAAAAGAGAATATCAAAGAGGAGCTCTGGAAGATATACAAGGATGACTTTATGCGACACGCGGTGTCTGGTCTACCAGAGTGGTACAAAAAGAAACTAGCTACAGGGGATGTTGATGTCGAGACTGTCAAGGAGAATGGACAAGGTGTCTAATCCCAAAGTCTATAAACGGCTAAAGAGACAGAGAGACACAGACTGTTCATTCTGTCCGCCGAATAGGCGAGAGAATGCCAATAGTTATACATATAAAAGGAAGAAGAAAGAATATCAACTGCCGCCAAGCAAGAAATGGTTTGGCAAGGTTGTGTGGTAGAGGGTAATATGAAAAATGAAGTAGATAGTATTTTAGATGAACGTGGCAAACGCTATGGCAGTTTTATGGGGCACGCCACTGTGTCGCAGGATATACAAGCAATTATTAGAGAGGGTTTTTATAATAATGCAAACATCGCTTCTATCGATAACATTGATGAAGATATGGCAGAAGCCCTGTTTATGATAGCACATAAGATTGGTCGTATTGTCAATGGTGACCCATGGTACGCAGATTCGTGGATTGATATTGCGGGCTATGCTAAGCTTGTGGCAGACAGATTGGAGAATAACATTGAACGCTGATGAGATTATAACAGACGAGATGACGCTGGACGAGAAGTTGGCCGCTATTGATGCTGCTATGAATGATGAGCAGGTTAAAGAGGATTTTAATCGCCGTAATGGTCGGCCGATAGACGCACCGGTTGATCCAGCGGAGCTAACAATGTGTGAGGGTTGCCAGTAATGGAGAAGATGAGGCAACCAGAGATTACAGTATACAGTAAAGAGAACTGTGTGCAGTGCAATGCAACATACCGAGCACTTGGGAAAAGGGCGCTTGAGTATACGGTGGTTATGCTTGAGGACAATCCAGAACTAACCGAGCGGTTCAGAGAAGAAGGCTTCATGCAAGCACCGATTGTTGACATTGGCACTGAGAAGTGGTCAGGCTTTAGGCCAGATAAAATAAAGGAGATATAGCTATATGGCAAAGAATAAAAGACCCAAGTTGCTTTGCCTTAAAGGTCTGCCGGCTTCCGGCAAGTCTACATACGCAAAAGAGCTTGAGTCAAAGGGATGGGTTCGTGTAAATAAGGATGACATTCGTAAAGAATTCTTCCCAGACTACACATTCAAAGACGAAAAGGAAGTTGTCCGCATGGAGGATGCTGAGATTATCGCAGGGCTTTGTGAGGGCAACAACGTTGTAGTCGATGACACCAACTTTGCACCTAAGCACCAACAACGGCTAGAGAAAATAGCCAAAGAGGAAGACGCAGACTTTGAAGTCCTGTTCATCGATACACCCCTCGAAGAGTGTATCAAGAGGAACCGTAAACGTGCGAACAGCGTACCTATGGAGGCAATCCTCAATATGTATAGAAAATATATAGCACCATACAAGGAAAAACATGTTGAATATGATGATACGCTGGATGAAGCTATTCTGGTGGATATTGACGGTACTCTTGCTCATATCGATGGCGACAATCCTCGTAATCCCTATGACGCTAGTCGGGCTATGAAAGACGTTCTTGACGATACTGTTTCTGTGGTTGCTTCTATGTGCTACAAACACGGCTATCGTGTCATTATACTCACTGGCCGTCATAGTGGTCATCTACAAGTTACAAAAGACTGGCTCGCTAAAAACGGGGTCAACTACGACGAAATTTATTGCCGTGATGAGGGAGATAAGAGACCAGACTACATCGTGAAGCAGGAGCTATTTGACAAGCACATTAGAGGCAAATACAATATTAAGTTTGTTATTGACGACAGGCCATCGGTTTGCCGCATGTGGCGGTCGTTGGGCTTAAAGGTCTTACAGGTTGGTGATCCTCATGTTGAATTTTGATAAGTATGACAGGTATGGTGAGGTTATACGCCCTGGCGATGTTTGTGCGAGGGCGGGCCGTGGAGGCGCTGAGCTTGTTGTTTACAAGGGTCATAGCTGGGGTGCTAAGGGTAGTAAGGGCGAGTTTGGCCGCTTTATCACGCCAGATGGTCATCGTAGTATTAAGTATTCTAGTATCGTGTTCGCGTTTGACCCTGTCGGCAATAGACGTTCTAAGGCAAAGCAGGCGACAAAAATAATAAGAGAATTTTATGAGGGAAAATAGGTATGAAGTTTATCAAAGGTTATAAGCTTATCAGTCAGGAAGAACTGTCCAAGCTGGAGGCAGACGCAGAGGTGCGTGGAGCAAAAGAATCCAAGCAACGGATTGATGAATTAAAGAGGTCAATTGAAAAGAAGAATGGTGAGATTGATCATCTGCGTCAACAACAAGAAGATCTGTGTGAAACAGCGGAGCGTCAGATTGAACGCCTTGAAGCTAAGATTGAAGTTCTGGAGGAAGAACGTGACGAAGTCCGAGAGATTGAAAAGCAGTCACTAAAGAACGCTGACACTGTGGCTATTCTGAACGCAAAAGAGGAGAGTCTCGATAAGCGGGAGAAGTTACTTGACAAGCGTGAAGAGAAGCTAGCTGATGCAGAGGAGACAAAGAAGATGGCTGCATATGCTGATGGTTTAGCTGACGGACTACGCAAAGCTCATGAAATCACTGAGAAAGACCGCGAAAATGCCCTCAAGGTGGCTATGGTGTCCGCAGCGTCTCACACATCACCAGAAACGATGAAGGAGTTAAACAATGTCCACCAACTTACAGCAGGTAATAGCCAGAAGTAGGCTGTCTACATTAGACGGTGATCTACGAGAAGCTGGTGAGCAGATGCTCAGGGACAAGTTCTTCCCAAAGAACAATAGCACTGAGATTGATAGGGATATTCTTGAGGCACTACAGAGAAAGAACCCACTTGATGAGATTTATCTAGCCATGCACTCTCCTGTCAATGGGGAATTTAAAAAACTTTTTTATATCTCGCATCCCAATCTTAATAGCATTGCAAAGGCTATCAGGAGAGCGAAAGAGGAGCTTGGTATGTTTAGCTTCAGCTCTATGTGTCTGGTTATGGGTTGGGATTTTTATCAGGAGCTACTAAAAGCAGATAATGGTTATATTAGACATGGCGAAAGAGACATCAGCTTATTGGGCTGCAGGGTTGTTGTAAATGACTCGGGGTTTGTATCCTATTTAGAAGTGGAGCTTTGATATATGAGTAAGAGAGAGTTGACAATTACAATTACTGAAGATTGTAGGTTTAGTGTTGCTGACGATATAGTACGTGTACAGATGAGAAATATTGCAATAAGAAAGGGAGAGCGCAATGAGCATAATATTCTTTAACCAATGGAGGCAACTATTCCATCTAGGTTCTATGAATTGGATTGATTTTGATCTTATCAACATCTCATGGGAGATTGATAAGATGACTGAA